AAATAAGTTTGTGCCTGAGTAGTTGGGTGGATAACCGCTAAAGAGAAAGTAGACAACCAATCTGTCGGTACATTAAGGTATTTGTTACCTGTTGTTAGCAAGCCAGTTACGTTCTTTCTAAGTACAGGTAGCTGCACTGAGTTATAGATGCGCTGCTCAGCCTGCTGGATGAACGTATTAATCTGCTCGGTACCAGTAAACGTAACGGTGCCAGAACCAGTTGAACTAGTCCAACCTTGGTCTGGAAAGTCATTTTCTACATAACTTTTTATGGTTTCAAACAGAGTAGCGTAGTTCATTAGGGTTTACCCTTTAGGCCATTGGTCCACGTGCTTTAGTGCCTTTAGTAGCTGCACCTGTACCACGAATCTTTGTTTCGCCGTTCTTGTTGATAGGGTCAAAACAACCCTTGGTATAACCGCCAACAGACATATTTACCTTGTCAACGCCGTTGCCAGGTTTAGTTACTGCGTCTTTAGCATTTTTCATCTTTTTACCATCCATAGTATGTGGCTCAGCATATACAGAAGCTGGGCCTACTTCTTTCCCGCCTTTTTTCATGCTGTAAGCCATAATTAACCTCGCTTTTGAGCAGCAACTTTAGCTAAGCCACGACCCATAGTTTTCATATCAATGTTGCGTTTACCGCCACCTGATGTCTTTGTGCCTTTGCCTTTTAGCGCCGCTACTGTTGGACCTGAATCACCAAGGTTTTTACCCTTAGTTTTGCCTTGTTTGGTGATACCATCTGCGCCTGATTTATAACCCATGATTTACTCCTAAGAAGTTGTTATTGTGACTATACCTACTTGTCCGTTGGCAAGCAAGGTATTTGGTGTTAATCCATAGTCGTTACCCAACCCAACAGGGTTCCAGCCCCATTGAATTACTCTACTACCCCCAGCAGGGAACCCGATACCTTGAATACTTGTGCTATCTGTTAACAGGTCTTGCAAACCAGTTGTACCAGAAACCAAATAGCTTAAGTCAGGACGTGGTTCACGTATTGCCTGTGGGTCGTTCACAGGGTACATACCTAACTGTAACTGTGGATGGTCAGGGTCCCAGCAAGACTTACATACCTTAATTTTAAAAGGCTTGGTCTTGACTGTCTGGGTACGCAACTCCCTTAGTTTGTAACGCTGGTCACAGCGGTCACATTGGGAAATTGCATTTTTACCTGACGCAAACTTAGTAGGCATGCTTACCTGTAATAGAACATGTTACGTGGAACAAACCGCACTGACGCTTTATCTCTATCTTCGTCAGCGGCTAACTGAAATTGTTGCTCGTAATCTTGTTTAAGCATCATGATACGGTCTGGGGACACTTCAGACTTTTTCATAGACATGTAATAAGCTAAACCAGCTACTAATGCTGGAAGTAGTCGGTATGGAATATCTTGCTCAAAGCTACCGCCAACACCGGCATCTTGCATGCGACGTAGTCTGTAATACACGAATGTGTACTGATTGCCTGGTGGGTTAGGCGTAGGCCATAGATTTACGCACGGTAGGTTCTGAACCGTAATAGATGCACCAGTTGTATGTGCTGCAGCCGTCGTATTGTTCTGCCCACGGTAGCAGTTTACTAGCTGATTGCCACTGATGTTTGAGTAGCTGATAGTCTCGTTGTCAATCTTAATAAAGCCCACAGAGGCTATATTAGCTGTAGAGCTAAGCGTAATCGTTGTATCAGTAGAAGAAATATTACCGACTAAGGTAACGGATGTTGCATTTTCCATACCTGATTGACGGTTGACATACATCTGGATTGGGCGTCCAGTTGTTAGTTTGTTTGGGATTGACATATAAGTCGGCTCAGCAATACGGCTGATATTGATGTCAATCTGGTTTGATGTGCTGCCGTTGTTTGTACGGATAACCGCATCAAGAATGTCTACTGTGTCGACAGGCAACGGATAGATTGGCTGCCCAGTAACCATAGCAATTGATTGTTGCTCAACTGTCCAAAGATTAATGCCGCGATTTGACCACTCCATGCACAACAAGTTCATAGAACGTCTAGCGGTCTTTAGGTCGTAGCCAGTACGTAGCTCTAAGCCACAACGCTCGAAGGCTTCCTCGACGATGTTGTTTAGGTCTAGATTAAAGGACGTTGTACCTGATGTGCTCATTATTTAACCTTTCGGTACGGCTTTACTTTTTGTTTAACACTCTTAGGCTGGGCTACAAACTGTTTTCCAGCTGCTTTTCCTGCTCGTTTTGCTTTGGTTGTTGCTGCATACTCAGCAGGTGACAACGCTTTAATTGCTTTTTCTGGCAAGTATCGTTCTCCAGTGTCACTTGAACGCTTCCCAGACTTAGTTGTCCACTTTTGAGCGGTCCAAGACTTAAGAGAGCGCTGACTTTTTGCAAGGCCACTCACTTACTTATACCCGCCACCAGACGCTTTATAGCGCTTGGCTAATAGTTGAGCCTTACGAGCACTCCACTGACCTGCAGCGGTGCCCTGAACGGCTGAATTTTTAATCTGGTTAAATATGGCTTTACGCTTGCCTGGTTGGGTATAGTTGCCTGCAGCATTTACCTTAGACTTAACTTTGCCACCTTCGGCATAAAGGTCTACATCATTAGGATTATCCTTGCGCTTGATTACCTTTTTACCAGGCATCTTGCTTGGATTGATTGCGCCCATACCACGACTAGGTCTCATATTAAGCTCTTGTCTTTCCGCGAATGCAGCAGCCATCCGCACGTTTAGATGCTGAAGAAACTTTACCGCCTGATTTGTAATTCATCTTCTTCATCTTATCCATCTTATCTGATGGTACACCACCGCCACCACCTTTTGGTTTAGCTAAAATTTCTTTCATCTTAGCTAGTTCAGAAGAAACTGTTAAAGGACTAGCTTTAACTCGCTTATCGGCGTATTCAGCATTTTCAGCTTTACGAGCCATAGCTTTATCTTTAGCTTCTTTATCTCTATCAGCTTTTTCTTGAGCGCGACGGTCCATTTCAGCTTCAAGCGCTGGATTGCCAAAGTTCATGCGTGTCTGTTCGCTAGATTGTTGTTTAACCGCTGCAGCACGCTTAGCGTCTTTTGCTTTCTCCGCATCAGCCGCTTCTTTGTAAGCCGCTTCTTTAGCGGCTTTTGCTTTCTCTTTGTCTGTAAGTTCTGGCACACCACTTAGTTTCTTTTGTCCAGAAACAGGTTTACCTTCGCCTACGTCTTTCATTGGCTTTTCTTGCTTTGGCTCTTCAGAGAATAGGTCAAACTGTTCGGCCATGATTACACCATCTTTCCACGAGTTTTACCTTTGATAGCGCATCCATCAGCACGTTTAGAGGCTGAAGATACTTTACCGCCTTTTTTCATAGGCATTGGAGCTTGACCGCCTTGACCTGGAACCATACCTGCCTGAGCTTCACGACGTTTCTTTTCTTCACGGTCGTCTAGTTTATTAGCGGCAATATTACCTACCAAACCTAAACCACGAAGCATATCTGGGTTTTTAGCAATTAGCGCTGTACCTAAACCCAAAGCACCTGATTTTGCAATGTCTTTGAACGCCATTAAACTATCCTGCCTCTCGTTTTACCTTTAACAGCACAGCCGTCAGCACGCTTAGACGCAGATGAAACTGTACCACCGGACTTCATAGCTTTACCAACTTTAGACTTCTTACCCATATTAGGAGCGCGTACACCCATCCCGGTATCGACTGGAGAACGTACTGGGTTTGTATCATACATTTCTTCGTCGCCAGTAGTAGCAATATTACGTGGACGAAATCCTGTTTCCTTTTCGCCAGTATCTGGGTTTTTACCAGTCGCAGCACGATACATTTTTTGTGCTCCTTCAGCAATGGCACGAGCTGGAGCCGCAACTATTTCACGGTCTTCTTTGTTCTTCTCACGAGCTAGTTGGTCAACTAAGTCCTGTGGCAATTCGTCTTTTTTAGCCATGATTACACCATTTTTCCGCGGGTTTTACCCTTGATTGCGCATCCATCAGCGCGGGATGAGGCGGAAGATATTTTGCCGCCTTTAGCTTTTTTAACTGGCTCTTTGTCTTCTTTATCTTTTACCGGACCATACGCCAAACGATTTTTAGCAGCGTGCATTGCGGCTTTTGGTAAAGATGATACGTACATTTTAGCAGTCGTACCTAGACCCTTTACTGCGTCTATAGCTGCGTCTTTATACTTACCTTCTTTAGCATTTTTAATCATGGAGTCGCCACTAGCTTTCTGTGCAGCTTCATCTTCCTCAACAGTTTCATACGCGTTGGGGCTGTATTTTTTAAGTGTTGACGCTATGCTGTTATCAACATCACCACCTTTAGCAAATTTACGTTTTTTCATTAGCAGCTCCCGCCACGCTTCATCTTAACCATAGTACCTTTGGTTTTACCTTTCATCTCGATGCCACCGCCGCGAGCCATTTTCTTAGGAGCGCAAGCCATACCACCAGACTTTAGTTTGCTCATGTCAGACTTCTTGCCACCATGCAACTGCTTCTCGTGCATGCCAACGGCTTTCTTGACAACCTTCTTGTCCATCTTAACGTCTGAATGTTTCACGTCGCCGCCTTTTTTCATGTAGCCCATTTTGTTCCTCACTTCAGTTGGTAGTTTAGCCAAGCCTGGATTGCTCTCAGCATCAGTTTGTTTTAGGGCACCGCCCTCTTTAAATTTACGACCTTTATCTGCCTTCATAAACTCTGCTCCTACGGATTTAGACACGCCAACTTTCTTGGCAAATTTAGGGTTGTTAGCCACAGCAGCCATAAACCCGTGTTGTTTTTTACTTGTGCTCGGCATCTTTTTTCTTCCCTAAAAGACCTTGAATAGTATCGGTTTCGTAAATGCGGATTGCTGTCCAGCATATAGTAAATAATGCAGCAATAGAAGGTAGCATTTCCACAAGAGTTCCTAATACAGTAGCGATAGACGCGGCATCAATAAGATGTTTTGTACCATCATTTAAGTCTTTAAAGATGTCTTTCATACCATTTTGCCTTTAGTCTTGCCACGAATCTCGCAGCCACCACCACGAACAGAACCGCCTTCTTTGCAGTTCCACGCACGTAATGACTTGTTAATGCGTGAATCTGGGTCATTCGCTGTTTTAGCTGAAGTTAACTTCTTCTTCATACCCTTCATGCGAGCACAGAAAGAATCACGGCGTGAGCCACCCTCTGGTTGAGGACGCTTAAGCCCAGGTTTCCCTGGGTTAGCTGCATTATAAGAAGCCCGACCTTTGGCATTTAAGCCTCCGGATTCAGACTTACCTTCTTTGCGAGTCCAAGCGGGCGACTTAGCCATAATAAATCTGTGCTGCGCCTAGGTTAGTCATCAACGCGTAGATTCCGTTATTTACTAAGACGCCTTCGCCTGGAATAATTGGTGCGTTACTAAACGTGTCAGTAGCATCATTTTCATACGTCATTAACCACCTACCACCACCACTAACATAAGCTGCTGTCGCCGTATTAGCTACAGTCCCGCTATTAATGTCGGTTAACGTAAATGTATTTGCAGTAAGTCTAGTAATGGGATAATTACCGTCCGTTGCTGCTACACCACTAGCCGAATTAAAATGAATACCAACAACATCGCCAGTATTTAATCCGTGAGCAGTTTTAGTTACTGTTACTAAAGTTCCTGCTCGTTCATAAGTAACACTTGATGTAACGGGGGCAGTTGTAGTATCAAATAGCACTAAAGTACCATCTGTACCAGAGCCATACCAAGAAACACCTTTAACACGGTTGCGCCCAAGAACAAAGAAACCACTTTGGTTTAAATGGCCTTGTTTTACGTCATATTGCATACCCATAATTAATCTCCTAAATTGTTAAGCGGGGCCGAAGCCCCTAGATTAATTAAGCAGTTAAGTTGTTGTTCTGGATGTAAAGAACAGTCACTGTAGCCGCGCCAGTAGTGCCATCGCCGTCAGTAGCAGTAAATGTAGCAATAACTTGAACATCTGTTGAACCAACATCAGTGGCTTCTGTGTCCAAAGTACCACGAGTAGTAGCTAGAGACTTAACAGAAGTTGATGGGATAAAAGCGTTTGTATCGCCTGAAACACCAACAACAACCGCAGCTGCGTTTGTGTCATTGCTTACTGTAGTCACGTTAAGGATAACGTCAACGATTTGTGAATTAGCTGGAACTGTAGCCACTGTTGTAACTGCTGATGCGCCAATGATGTCGATAACAGCTGATTGAGCCATTAATACATAACCAACGTTAGCTACGTCTGTACCTACTGTTGTACCTGTTGTGTTAGGAATATTACCAGCCTTGACTGGACCTGAAAAAGTAGTTGTACCCATTTTGAATCTCCATACAGTTAGGCTTATCAGTCGATATGGCGTCTGCCGGGGCAGTCTAATAAGCCGGTTAATCCCGGTTTTCTTAATATTACTCTATTTTAAATAAGTTGCAACTATTTTTAAAACAAAAAAGGGACCCGAAGGCCCCTCTTTCTACACTTGGCGTATTAAGCGCCTTGTGAACCGAACATACCCAATGGGTCTGAGAAACCGAATGAATAACGCTCACGAGCCTTGTAACGTACGTTACCAGTATCAAAGTCGCCGTCCATGCCAGTTGCCATAGGTGTACGAACAAAGTGCTTCATACCGTTAGGTACATCAGTAGTCAAGAACCATGCGTTGTTGTCTGTCAAGTAGTTGTTTACTGTGTAGCCTTCAGGGATAGAACCGTTGTTCTTGATAGCGTTGATGTCGTTATCAGCTGTACCAACACGCAATTCAGTCTCAAGCAAACGAGTTGCAACGAACTGTAATGATGGTGGAACAACCAATTTACGAGGTTTAGCAGCAATCAAAAGACCACGCTCGTCTGTCCAAGCAGCGATTTGAATAACAGCATTTTCCAATGATGTTTCGTTCAAGTCAGCTTGAGTAGCCGGAGTGTTGCTGTTAACGCCACCAGAAACTAGTGGGTGTGCTGTAGAGAACAATGCAACGCCATCACCACCAGCAAAGGCAGAGTTGAAGCCGTTGTTCAATACGTTAGCAGCTTTAACTTGCTTTGTGTACGCCATAGCGCGAGCCAATGCTTTAGTGTAGCGACCAGACAATGAGTCATACAAGTTGTCTTCGATAGCCTCTTCAGTCAAGCTGAAGCCTAAAGCGATAGTCTCGTGTGTATAGCGAGCTGTAAACGCTTCCTGTGCGTTGTCGTAAGCCATTGCAGAACCTTCGTTCTTTACTGGCGCGGCACTGAAGCCTGACAACTTAGTTTCTTCTTCGAACGAACGCTCAGAAGTCTCTGTTTCGTAGATTTCTTTGTGTTGCTCACCGTATGTTGCATACTCAAGTCCGAACAATGCGTTCAATCCTGGTAATAGCTCTTTTAAGAGTTGTGCGCGTGAAATA